CTGGATATAACGGGTGAACGCCTGAGCGTATGCTTCGATCAGGCGTGGATTGATGAATTTTTCACAGCCACGTTCCTTAAGCCAGCGCCACGTTTCTATGTACAATTGGTTCGCACCCAGGGGTTTTCCATCCTTCTGTCTGGCACTAAGGTACTCGCTTGGCGCAGGCATATCCTCGCCGTACAGATCTGGACCACTATCCAGATCCTCAGCGTCCAGTATCGACCCGGGCTTCAGGTCAGCAGCTTCCAGGATCTTCGCCGCTTTGCCACGGGTGATTTTGTCAGTAAGCGGGAGTGGTTTATCGCCGGATCGGACGCGTCTGCCGCCTCTGTTTGTGCCATCTTTGGCCATGCGGCAGCACCTCCTTGTAGATATGGGGTTAATCCCCCGTTTGATCCAGATTTTTTTCGCGCGTGACCACGCACCCGGTCACCAATAATCAGGCCACAGAGACCTGACCGGCCCTATGGGTCCATTCTCTAAAACCATTGCAATTAGGCAGTTAGCTCTGTATTTTAACTGTACAGCACTTGTGCTTGGTACCAACGTAGACTGTGAAAATATCTATTGTACAAAAAGAGTATGTGGTATACTTATGATCTAGTTGTAACTCTCTTTCCACTACGTTCCATGACGCATCCTCCTTCGAGACAAGCTGCAGGACTTGTTGAATTTTGGTTAGGCCTACAATTTGGCCCGAACCTCATTTCCATCTTCCGCCCTCTCGCGCTGTTATTTCGGAGTGGCAAGGCGTACAAAGACTCATAAGATTATCTGATTCATTCGTTCCACCATGTGATAGTGGTTTGATGTGATGAACTTCGCGAGCGGGCATAATCTTGCTGATCTTCTTGCATTGCTCGCACAGCGGGTGAGAAGCAAGCTGCTGATCACGAATGCATCGCCACGATCGGCCATAGCGTTTCTTCTTCGCCGGGTCACGATCGTATCGTTCATACCGCTGCGATTCATTTTTGGCATGCGCATCACAAAACCTGCTGGCAGTTAGCTCCGGGCAGCCTGGATGTGAACACGGACGTTTTGGTTTTCGGGGCATCAGGATCACCTATATGGCATGAAAAATGCCCTGTAGGATTTACTCCCGCAGGGCTTCGGTTTTTATCGCATTGACAGTATAATTTCTCATTTGTAGTCTACTGAAAAAAACAACTGGACTCAAGTGGATTTATGTGGATTTTACTATCCTCTTTGGCGGGACCTTCTGGCTAAGATCGTATGGATGGCAGGAAGCAAATTCGTGACATTCTTATTGATGTTGTCGGTAGTAATTCTAAGCATCTCCCAGCCTTCGCCCAGTTTGTAAATGATGACATTGTCTCGGACGCTCTGGTACTTTATCTTATCTCTGCCGTGGAAAACAATACCATCAATTTCTAGCGCCACCTTTAGGTCAGGCAAGATGAAGTCAACGGTGTAATCAAAGATTCGAACCTGATGGTGTGCTTTGACACCGCAACGGATAAGCTCAAGCGCCACCATAATTTCTTCTGTGCTCTGGAACCAACCCGCTTTATCAAGGCACTGCTCAACGCGGTGGATCGCGTGTGAATAGTGTGCAATATTGGCAACCCTGGAAATACGCTTGATGGCATTCTGCAATTTTTTCTGCTTCTTACCCACTATGGTATCGTTACTTTCTGCGCGCATCATCTGCGCCAGCTCGGTTCGGCAGTCTACACAAGTGTACTGAGTACCGCGAATGTATGACCAGCTATAAACCGGTGTTTTGCAGATGTGGCAAGGCGGATAATAACAGTGAAATTCGTTGCTATCCTTATCAACAGGAATGCCGTCTTCAACAGCTTCATGCCAGCTCATTGCTTTTTCTCCTTCCTGGCCATAATCGTATCCACAGCCTTGAGTGATTTCCCGTGAAGCTTCAGAACCCAACTGACAGAATAATTAAGGTCGCCGGCAATCGTCTCCCATGGCTGATAGCAGAGATACCGCTTCTCGAGAATCAGCTGGTATTCAAGATTTTGCACACTGCGGATCATTTCAAGCAGGCTTATCTTGAGATTCAGAAGCTGAGCGAGCTCATCTTTCAAATCATTTTTAATGTCCACAAGCTTGCCAACAGCATCGGCCATTGGTGAAACGGAAAGGCTGGGATTGCGTGGCATGCCCGTAATGGTTGACGTACAATTGGTAGCCATATCATCCAGCAATATGATCTGACTCTCCTTGCTTTGGATCCGCTGGTCAAGTCTATACGCCTGTGAGAGGTATTCTTTTGCTGTCATGTCACGCCACCTCCTTGACCAGTTGCTGGATAAGAACTTCGGGATTCAGGTTTGACAAGACAACAAAATATTCAGAACGGAAGAATTGCTCAATGGATGCCCGTGCTTCGATGGCTGCGCTATCATCCGGTTTCTTCTTCAGTGTACGTAGGGCTCTCCTATAATCCTTAACCGCCAGTAAGATAATAGCGTGAGCCAGGTTTTCATACCTGTCAGTCATGTGTTGATTCCTCCAAATTAGCTTTTACCGCGTCAATCAAGGCGGCTTGGATTTTATCTTTGTTCTTCAGGGCGACCATGACCTGTTCATCGATCGTGCCCTTGGTGATGATGTGATGGATAACCACAGTTTCTTTCTGCCCCTGACGCCAGAGCCTGGCGTTGGTCTGCTGGTATAGCTCCAGCGACCAGGTGAGCCCAAACCAGATCAAGCAGGAACCGCCCGACTGCAGATTCAAGCCGTGACCGGCCGATGCGGGATGGATGACAGCAATGGGAATATCACCTGTGTTCCATCGGTGGATACTTTCACCTGAATCCAGTCGTTCAGCAGGGAAGCGCGCTGCAATCCGCTCCAGATCATGCTTATACCAATAGGCGATGAGGACCGGTCTGCCATTGCCCGCCTCGATCAGATCCTCCAGTGCATCCAGTTTCCGGTCATGCAGATGAATGGCTTTATGGTTTTCGTCATAGACGGCGCCATTGGCCATCTGCAGCAGTTTCCCGGACAAGGCAGCCGCATTGACCGCATCGATCTCAATGCCGTGTAGGGACAAGACCATATCGGCCTTCATGGTCTGGTAGTGCTTCTGTTCTAAGGCTGACATCCGGACCAGCACCTCGTTCATCACCAGGTCCGGCAGCTTCAGGTAATCCGTGCCCTTCATTGAGATCGTCATGTCTGAGATCCGGCGATAGATCTCATCCTCGGCGCCGGGCTTCGGCTTATAGGAAAAAACCATCTGGGCGTTTCGCTTGTCCGGCTCGAAGAAGGTGGAACGGTAATTGCCGATGAACCGACCCAGCCGCTGCCCCATGTCCAACAGGCGAAACTGCGCCCATAAATCCATGAGTCCGTTGCTGGACGGCGTACCAGTGAGGCCGACCACACGCTTGACCTTAGGCCGAACCTTCATCAGTGCGCGAAAGCGTTTTGCCTGATGCGACTTGAAGGACGACAGTTCATCGATCACAACCATGTCGTAGTCGAACGGCAGTCCGTTCTGGGTGATCAACCATGCCACATTCTCGCGGTTGATCAGGTACACATCCACGTTTTGGGTTAAGGCGTGGATACGTTCTTGCTCTGTGCCGATCACCACCGTGAATGTGAGTCCGCGAAGATGATCCCATTTTTCGATTTCCATTGGCCATGAGAATTGAGCCACACGCAAAGGCGCGATGATCAAGACTTTCCGGACCAGGAAGCTATCCAGGCACAGCTCAAAAATGGCCGTCAGCGTGATGACACTCTTGCCCATACCCATCGCAAGCAAAATGGCGGATATAGGATGATCCAAAATGAACCGTGTCGCAAAGACCTGATAGTCATGAGGCGTGTATTTCATCGAGTACCTCTCCAATCTGCCTGACTCTATCAACGCAGAACACCGAAAACCCTAACGCTTGCAGTTGACGTTTTCGCTTTTCCTGCAGCGGTCGTAATGACCTTCCAGGCGCTTTCAGCTCAACAAACGCAAGCTTCCCACCAGGAAGAAGCACGAGGCGGTCAGGCATTCCATCAAACCCGGGACTGATGAGCTTCGGCGCAATGCCACCCATGTCTTTTACCATCAGCACAAGTTTACGTTCTATGTCCTTTTCTCTCATTGTCCTGGTCCTCTTATCGATAAAAAATTCCATTATTAACTCCTCGTGATCAGAACAAGTAGGTTGTTCCAATTTGAAGTTGTTCCATCAGTTGTTCTGGCCTGAAAGCCTTATAACAGGCGGGTTTCAAGCATCCATGGAACAAGTGAACACATTTTTTCTATTACGCGCGAATACGCATATATCGCATACACACACAACCGCTATTTTCTATTAATGTATATATTTCATTTAGGTAGTAATTCTTGTTCAGTTGTTCCTGAAATCCCCAGAAACTATGAGTATCAGGGTCTTTAGCCTGGAACAACTGACAGAACAACCCCAGAACAACTTTAGGGTTGTTCGCACCGATTATAGATACGTTGTTTGCCATAAATTAGATATGTATAGGAATTTCCCAACTTGACCCACCCCTCGAGCCGCTCCATAATGGCTGCTATCGCATATGAGTCTTTGGGCTGAATATCTTCCTTATGTTTGCCAAAGCACTCACACCAGATTTCCAAGTTGCAAACACCCATCCTGCGACACACACCCTTTGGTAATGTTGGATCATCGGGTGACCTGATGAACTCCTGACGCTCATAAACGTTCATTTCTTCCCAGTTTTCGGGCAGCAGCCTGTCAAGATATGCCCTAACCAGACCCTCACGCTCATCCTGTTCCATGGCATCGCGCTGCTCAGACCTGGCCAGATCTTCCAGATCAGCATCGAGAAAAAGCTTCTCTCCAGCCTGGACATACACCATCGCTTCTGCCCAGATCTGGTTGACTTCCGCTTGTGTCAACTGCCAAGTGCGCTTGATGCTATTTCCTGGTGTTTTCACGGTCCAAAATCGCCGATTGCCGGTAATATCCCGAAGATACCCTTTATCCGAATTGGTTGTGCCAAAGAATATGCACTGACGCGGATGCGGCGTAACACGTCTGCCAAAGCTGGCACGATACTTGTCGTCCTGTCGAGATATAAAGGCTTTAACCTTGTCAATGTCAGCTTTTCGCATACCGGCAAGCTCACCGATCTCCAGTAGCCAATAGCCCTGCAGCTTTTCAGCAGCCGTCTTATCGTTCATGTCTGTGAGCGCAAGGCTATCTGAGTACCAGTCACCCCCCAGCTTGGCAATCAAGGTCGATTTACCAACACCTTGAGGACCGTTCAGCACGAGTATGTAGTCAAATTTAATGCCTGGATGAAGCACCCGTGCCACGGCAGCGCATAGCGTTTTTCGGGTCACAGCGCAAACATACTGGTTATCATCGGACCCGAGATAAACAGGCAGAAGGGTTTCCAACCGAAGAGTACCATCCCAGGGTGGCAGGCTGTTCAGGTATTCTCGTATGGGGTGATAAGATCGGTCATCGGCGACTTTTGTAACGGCAATCTCATAATTGCGTGCTGAAAAGGTGCCAAAACGGGAATCGACAAAGCTGATCAGCTGTGCGTCATCCGCGTCACGCCAGAATCTGGCTGGATGCTTCCATGGCACATCTCCTTTGATCTCAAGCCCGTCAGCCAGTTGATTAAACACGATGGCTTTCAGGTTAGGATCGTTATTCATAATGAGCGTAATGTTATGCAGGTTATTTATTAAAAGTCCACCTCTGTCGCGCTGCAGATGCTTGGTCCAGTCCTCATTTTCAGAAAAATCTTGGCTTGCATTATCACGGCGTTCCTCTAGTAGCAGCGCATTGACCCGTTCGTCTTTCACAACATAATCGCTCATGGCCTTAAAGGATGCTTTATCACCCAGATCGCCGAATTTATGGATCCGGACCAGGTCGTATGCATTCAGTAAATTGCCGCAGGCCGGATCAGATGCATGATGGGAATAGGCCCATTTTCCTTCATACAGAACCACACCCGCCGAACTATCGGCCGGGATGTAGTCGTAACGGCCAGCGATGGCCGATGGCTCATAGACTTCACCCAGAAATACAGATATTGCTTCCTCAATCGAGTAGGCTCGGCAAAATGCGCCGATAACGCCACGTTTGCTGAGTGGATCCTCTTGGCGCTTGGCCTCGTTTGACCGAACCTCGCTTTCACGGGAGGATGTGGGCAACTGGGTAAAGTCCCGCCAGTATGGATAATTGGCAAGGTATTGATCAGGATCGAGCCATACCCCATTTATTTTTTCAAAAATATACTCGCCGTTTGCTGGGGTAGTCGGCCAGTACATGAGCTGATGAGGGCGGTAGGAGCATTCGTCAAAACTGTCGATCCCCCATTCACTGGCAAGCAAGCGGGTCAAGGCGACGTACTCGTCCGGGGTGACATCCCGGGTAAGTGGTGTGATAATTCGCACCCGCGGCGCTTCAGTGGTGTGGCCGTGTGTGGTGTATAGGCAGGCTGCATATTTACTGTTCATACGGTATTGATTGATGAAGTCACGCTCAGCATGATCAGCATCATGGGTAAGCATAGACCGACACGCTACGTTTTCACGCTTGCGTCGACCCTCCTTCAGCCGGCCGCCAACGAAGCCTCCCTTATCCTTGAGCCTATCCCGTTCTGTCTTGGGCAGGCGCGGGTATTCTTCAGCAGATTCTGGTGTACGTATTGTATTTTTTAGCCTATCGCACAATTCATCAAAGGTAATGGTCTTATTCGACCATTTTGTTGCATGACAGCTGCTACCATAAGCGATTGAAAGATCACGCATGTCCGACTACCCCCTCTGTCAAATTCATTTTTTCTGCCTCCAACTGTAAAATCCTGGCTTGTGCTTCCGCCAGGGCTGCTTCCAGTTCCAATACACGTTTCTTCAGGTTCTCGATGATGCTGTCCCGGTGGAAGATCTCGTTGTGCTGCCGGTACTTGAGCGCATCCAGTTCCTGTTCTGCGTGGATTGCACGATCCAGGTCAGACACCGGCTTTACACTTTGTGCAGGAGAAATGCTAACAACAGGAGCGGCAACGGTAGGCCGCAGCTGTTCGATTGGAACATCCACATCTATGGGTTCACCCTTTTTACCGGCAGCACGCAGTTCTTCATAAGTGGCATTGATGGACCGCTCACCACGATCCAGTGTGTCAATGATTTCTGGCGTAGCATGATCGGCGATATAATTAGCGCGATAGAACTGTTTGCCGCTCATGCCAATCTTCTCGCCGATAATATCTCGCACCAGCGGTTTTCGCTCATAGCTTTGTGGCCGATCGTCCACAAAGCTATTCTGCTTCGGTCGGCCTTTGCCAGCTTTAGTACCACCCAGAATCTGCCCTTCCTGTTTGCGTTCCTGGGCTTTTTGTTTTTCGATCTCGGCGATCAGGCGTGCATAATCCATTTTTTCTGAGTACGTGAATGTTTCGCGCTGCATATTTTCGCTGTACTCAATGTTCAGAACAGCCTCGGCATCCTTCGGTTGTGCCACAGACGATTCGATGTGACTCCAACCGAGCAGCTGTGCGGCACGGAGTCTACGCAGCCCGGCAAGCAGCTGGTATCTGGTGCCATCATTCGCTGTCATGACCGTGATCGGGTTGATCAGACCATTTTTGCGGATATCGGCGGCCAGTTCATCGATCTTGGTTGTTTGATTACGGATGCGTTCGGCAACCTTGATTTTTTCGATTGCGATCAGCATGGTCAACCCTCCATCACCAGACGTTTTTTGCTGTTGGATGACAAGCCTTTGTTATAGTGCCGGACAAGCACACGACAGAACGCCCGGCGCATGGCCGGATCTGACGAAGTTCGATTGGAATGGCTGCTTTCGGCAAGATAGTCCTGCCAGATCTCCGCTATGTTCCTAAACCGCATCCGCTCAGAAAACTGTGCCGCTCCATAGCGGTGGACGAACTCGGCAGTACCGACCAGGAATTCGCGGCGTGTCACGTTGTTAATGCCTTCCCAGGTGTCGCGCAGCAGTTTGAGCGTCATGTCCAGGGTGCCACGGCCGTAAACCGTACAAATCGTCATCAGGGCGTAGATGGCCGAGATGTTGTTGTAGCTCTTGTTGGCCATCCCCACCATGAAGCCGTTGGCGCGTGTAATCCTGTCGATCTGGACGCACAGCTCATCACCTGATTCCAGGCCAGCTTTGAACAGGTTATACCGGGTCAGCGGTCGCGTGTTCTGGTTCTGCGTGCGGAAATAATCTGCTTCGTCCAGGTAGGTCAGCCCTGTCAGGACGATGCACATGGCGTGGGTGTATCCGAGTTTTCTGAGGGCGGCCGTGCGGTGTGCACCGTCAAGCAGGTGGTACTGGCCGTCGCGTTCGCTAACGATAGGCAGTCCCAGTTTTGCTTCATCGAAGCTGGCTGCTATCTTCTCTACCTGAGTGGTGTTGGTCGGGCGCTGATACCCGCCGACGAGAAGTTCTCCGACGGGCAGCAGCTTGATGGTCTGACTGGTCATTTTGTTGTTCATAGTGATCCTCCATTCGTTAATCAGTAATTTCCGTACAGACTTCGGTGAACCAGCGCACGCGCATGTTCAGCCGTTTTGCCTTGATCAGCTCGCGTTCCATACCGGCGGTTATCCGGCTGCCGAAGACCCAGATCTCGTCGCACCTTTCGAGCCAGCACAGGCCTAGGTGTAAGCCCAGCTCGCGTTCACACGGGTCATGCTCGTCCAGCGCTTGCGGATAGAGCAGGTGCGGGGCAAACGGTACATAGCCGTTCGTGATCGCGAACCGCGTGTATCGGATCGCCCGACGCGTGTTGTTATCGATGTCGCCCGCGAACGGCGAGCAGATGAATACGCTCCGTCGGTGTGTGTTTGCTGCCGGATGCGCCGGCGGCAGATGGTTGTGATGTTGTTCCATACAGGTCTCCTTTTATTCTGTTAAGTGATGTTCTTGGGTGAAATGTTATAAAATTAATAATTTCAGATTAGTCTTTCCGATAGAAATCGGTCTCATAGCCATCTGCGCGAAGGACAAGGCCTGGCGCCCAGGATGGTGTCTCGGCCATCCGCTGGCATACCTCTGCCACAGACAGCTGCGACTCTGCCTCGATGACCAGTTCGTCGTGGATATGCATCACGATGGCGTGGTCCCGCAGCGCCTGCATGGCGTGGCACAGGATATCGCGGCTGATTCCCTGGGTACAATTCTCAGCAAGTTTGCTCCCGAATGTTTCGATGCGCTCCCATTTCTTGGTGCTGCCTACGCCTTCATACGTGATGCAGTCCGAACCGAATTGGTTTTTTTCGATACGCGGCTTGACATAGCAGAGCTGCCTGCCGGACGGGAGCGTCATGAACAGCATGCCGCTCTGGCAGGAAAACCGGATGCCATGCGTTTCTGTGACGGTTCGGTCCCTGACTGCGGTTAGCGCTGCCTTGTCAAACGCCCACCAGAGCCGGACGATATTGGGGTTGGCGGCACGCCAGGCATTGACCAGGGGTTGCAGTTCGTCTTCGGTAAGCCCCATGTCCAAAGCGCCCATGGCCTTCAGCGCGCCGACCGACCCGCCGTAACCACAAGCCAGTTCTGCTTGCTTGGCCTTCTGCCGCAAGAGACTCCCCTTTGTTACGGACTGGATGGGGACTTGGAACATGCGTGCTGCGGTAGCCTCGTAAATTTTCCCGTCTCCAGCGAAGACATCGAGCTTCCATTGTTCGCCAGCCAGCCAGGCAATGACCCGGGCCTCGATCGCGGCAAAGTCGGCGACAATAAACCGGCAGCCGGGCCTTGGCACGAAGGCGGTACGGATCAGGTCGGACAGCACATCCGGCACGGAGTCGTAGAGCAGTTCCAGCGCTTCATAGTTCCCGGTCCGCAGCAGCGCTCGTGCCTGCTCCAAGTTCGGCAGGTTGTTCCTGGGCAGATTTTGAATTTGTATCAGTCGCCCCGAGTACCGGCCGGTGCGATTAGCCCCGTAAAATTGGACTGTGCCACGCGCCCGGCTATCCGAGCACACTACACTCTCCATCGCCTGGTATTTCCTGACAGATGACTTGGCCAGTTGCTGGCGCAGCGCTAATACCCGGCCAAGCGGCTCCGGTGCTGATTTCAGCAGGTCCGCAACAGCCTTTTTGCCGAGTGTATCCGTTTCCAGACCGTTTTCGGATAGCCACTGCTTCATCTGCAGGATCGAGTTGGGGTTGTCCAGTTCCGTCAACGCCTGCATCTGTCGGCTCAGTTCGGTACGCGACCGCTGATCGGCGGCGATGGCCTGGGTCACGAGTGCCATGTCCAGCGCCACACCGCGGTCGTTGATCTCCTGGTCCAGGTGATACTCGTGCCATAGGCTGTCGGGTACGGGGAACTTGGCCAGCTTGGCTTGGATCGCCAGTTCGGTCTCCACATCGCGCTGGTTATACGCCTTGAAAGCAGCCCAGCGCTCGGGATCGTGGCTTGGTAGATTACGTGTGCGGCCACCATTGGTACTGGTGGGACTGCAGGGCTTACAGAAATAGCGGATCAGATCCTTACCTTCGGCGAGTTTCTGCTTGTCCAAGCCGAGTACGGCACCGGCACCCTCGAGCGAAAGCGGCAGGCCCATGTACGCCGACCAGACCATGGAGCAGCGCCAGGATTGCGGCGCGAGGTAGTCACCCGTTGGCAGGCTCAGCCAGCGAGAAAGGCAGATACGTTCGAACGCGCTATTTTGCGCCCACTTGATGACCTGTGGATCTGTCAGCGCCGCGCGTATGTCGGCAGGGAGGTGCTCGCCACAGGCAAGGTCGACAACCTTTATGTCGCCGCCGTTTACAGCATAGCCAAACAACAGAATCTCGAAATCGGGTGCCTCCACATAACGGTACACACCTGATTTGGTTAGGTCGATGCTGCTGAATGTTTCCAAGTCCACGGACAGCGTCTTAATCGTGCTCATGCGTCTAGATCCTCATCTGGATCCGTGACTGTGAGAAATTCGGTAAAATCCTCTGCGGCAGACCAACTGTGCCGCTCGCTCGCCTGCGGCTTTGCCTTCCGGACAGTAATGGGCATCCAGTGGGTTGCAACATCCGGGTGAACGACCAGGATCCTGGCTTTGGACACACAGACATAGCGGCCGTTGGTTATCAGGACCTGGCTGTTGCCGGACTTGGGCAGCTTTGATTGCACCGGTACCCAACCCAGTGATTCAAGTCTTCGATTACGCATACATCCTCCGTTCAGAAAATGGCGTTGGACACCCGGCCGCCACTTTCTGTTTGCATTTTTGAAAATTATGCTCATGCCAGGAAATCATCATCCGGTTCGGTCGAAAAATCGTCCTCTGCCCTGGCCTTGCTGCCCAGCGGCTCGCCGTCCCGCAGCTTTTGCAGGTTGTTGAGGCCGCAGGCAATGCCTTTGTTGCCGTTGCTGTTGAACGCATATAAGCTGATACTGGCCCGGCCATAGACACCGCTGTACACCTCGGAATGGTCCAGGATGGGATTGCAGTCGGCATCGACAATCCCAGGGGCGGCTGACGCGTTGGCGTTGATGAAATAGGCGTGGGTGTACGTGGGGTCATCCGGTCGCTCGATGTCGCCATCCCGCAGCGGGTTCTTGATCGCGGCCAGCGGCGGAACGGTCCTGCCGCTGCCTTTCAGCTTCGCCTCGCCCTCGCGGTATGCCGCTTCAATGGCCGCCTTGACCTTCGCCACAGTTTTGGTGTCGGTCTTCGGGATGATCAGGCTAACCGAGTATTTCGGCGTGCCGCCGGCGATCGATTTTGGCTCCCAAGCATTGCAGTACGACCACCGGGTATCCGGGCTGGTGATGACCTTCATGGGGTTTTTGTTGACTTTGTTGGTGTTGCTGGACATTGGATTTTCCTCCTGATTTTTCGATATTTTTGGTTTTTTGATACGATTGTGTTTTCATCCGTCTGTGGCTTTGAAATCATCTGCCGCAGACGAGACGGATATGGCCGGACGTTTATCGCTGTCCTGGACCAAAGTGGGCTTGCCCGGGGGTTTTTCGATCAGCGCACCAACCAGGTCCGCAAATGTCTTTTTACCCAGGCGTTTTTCCAGGGCGGTGACACTGAGGAGCGCTTTTTCATACGGGTCGTAGCCTGCGGCCAGGACCGCTTCGGCCACAGCTGTTTCACTGGTGTACTTCCGGTTGGAGCGGCCTTCGACGATTTTGTACCCGCTGAATGCTACACCCGCTAAGGCCTGCTGCAGAGCAAAGTCCTTGATGTCGCTCGCCCAGTTCACGAGTTCATCGACCTTTCCAAGGATCTCGGCGATCTCATCACTAGATAGCAGGGCAGGCTTTTGAAATTCATAGGCAGCGAGCGCCAGGTTGGCCTGGGCACGTTCGCGGCACTCAGCCTTGGCGCGGCAGAAACGGCACCATTCACCACAGTGGAAGGCGCCGGCTCCGGCAAAAGCGAGCTTGGCGGTTGGAACCAGGACCTCGTTCGCCCATTGGTACAGGGATTCCTTGAACACGGTATGCGTCGACACATTCTCCCGGCGCGGCTGAAAAATTGTCATGGCGACGGTGCTGATGTCATAGATGCCGTCAAAGACCTCGAGCGCGCCCAAGGCGTACAGCATCATCTGCGGATTGTCCTTCGCGTCGACCAGGAGACCCTGGCCGTACTTGAAATCGATCACATGCAGCAGCCCGTCAGCGATGATCAGGCAGTCGCCGATGCCAAAGCCGCCTTCGACAAACCGCGAATAATCGAGCCGCTGTTCAATCAGCACCTGCGGATCCGGGCAATTCTTGCGCGCTTCCTCGACCTGCTCAAGAACGTACGAAGCGTAGCTGTTCGCACAATCCTCCATCTCTGCACTGTAGTGAGCGAGATCGGCCGAGGGGTCGTTCGCGGGGATCCCAAGCGCCGTTTTCAACTTGTATTCACAAAGCGCGTGCGCATCGGTCCCTTCGGCCGCAAAATCGCTGCCCTTGTCCTCGTAATTCTCACAAAGCCGGGCGGACGGCGGGCACTGTAGCCAGCGGTGTGACGAAGATGCCGACAAGAGTGCGTGCTTACCCATGGTCCAAGCCCTCAGCAGCGGCAAGCAGGGCGGGGTAGTCCGTCTGCATGACCTCAGACAGCTTGGCCGCGCCATACGTGTTCAGCAGCGCCCGTACCTCGGCGGTATACCCGGCGCGTGACTTCTCAGCCAGCGCGGCACGCACCGTTTCCAGATCGATGGGCTTGTTTTCAGGTAACGGATGCTCCGCTTCCGGTGGTGTGGTTGAGCTGGCGCTGTCTGGGCCAGCGAATAGGCTGGCTAGCGATGCCGACAGGCCGACCAGTGTTTCACCACAGTGCTTCAGTTCATCGATCAGCTGTGACAGTTCGTTCATCATGTTCATCATCCTTTCTGTTCGTTTCTTGTCGTAAAATAACTGCGAGCTTGCGTGCCAGACGTTTCGATACGATGCTGATCGCCGTCAAGACATCCACCAGCTCCTGATCTTTTTCTTGCATAGGTTTTTTCACCTCCCTCTGCGGACATATCCGGCCCGTACTATCCACTGGAGCGAAATCACCCAAGTGGTCCGCTTTTTTGCTGAACCTGGGATTTTTCCCCCACTATCCAATGGCGTGTTTGGGCCGGCTTGAACGAAGAAAATAGAAAATTTCATGAGCTTGTTTGCTCATGGGAAAAGAGTAGTTCCCCACGGATCGCCGGTCGTCTCTTTCAACGTTGCTAACTAACGGTGTTGTGTCCGAATAGCCCCGGTTCCCGTGCGGTATATAGTTTTCAAGGTTCAGGTGAAGGTCTGTTGAAAAAGGCCCTCACTTAATAGCCACGAGAATTGGCAATTTAAACCCCCTGGCTGAGAATTTTTTTTAGCCGCTGGAGAATCTTTTTCAAACGGTTCTGTATAGCGGCAACAGATACGCCTTCTTCGACCGCAATACTGGTCAGCGTGCGGTTTTCGAAGTAGATTTTTCGAACCAGATCCTGCTGCTGTGGTAATAGTTCCTCTATGGCACCTCTCAGTTTGGCCAGTTCAGCCTGATGCTCTGCAATGGTTTCTTTGTGTTCGTAAATAGCGCTGGGTGAGGGTGCTCGATCGATGATTTCAAATCCTGCAGCAGATAACGCATCAATTGAGGTGTGACGACGGGTTTCGGCTCGATTTCTGTTGGATTGATCATGCTCAATATCGGTAAGGGGTCCACCTTGATCGGTTTCCGCTTCAATCTCAACGATTTCCCCGGTGATGAATGTATATTTGATTTTCATGGATTGGCTCCTTCGCGATTGCTGCCAAAAGCAGCTGAAAAGCGAAAGAGCCGGTGCGCATGACCTAAAAATGGGCGCATGAAATACAGGTCGGGTTATTACTCGACTTTTCGCTTTCCTATTCGGCTGTTACCGCGAAGGGGTTATGGCGGCCGAATGACTTGTCTCATGCGAAAAATCCTATAAAAAAGGCCGGGCTTGAAGACTAGCGAGCCGCACATTGCGAAGACTCATTGCTAGTTCTCAGGCCCGGCCATTTGGTATCTCGTTGGGTTCACACGCCGCTGGCGCTTTTCTTGGTGAACCACGGATCCGTTGCTCGGTGCGTGCTAAATTGTCGGGAGTAGTTACGAGGTGTTTTTACTGATCATCCGTTTTGTTACTTTTGGCTTTAAAGTGCTGTCACAGCTGACCTTGACAATCTGACCACAATGGCTGCATTTCGTTTTAAATGTGACATTGCCATCCAGATTGACATCCAGTATTCTTTTTTTACAGATAGGGCATGTAATACGCTCTTGTTTCTTCCTCAT